CCAATAGTCCTTATCTAAATCAGGAGTCCACCATTCACCATAAGCTTTCAATAAAGCATCATGTCTGTAAGGTCGTTCATGCAAATAGATAAACAATTCTATATCTTTATTCTCAATAGCACTCTGCACTTGAATACATTTAGCTTCGTACTGCAAATTGTATTGAGTTGTTAATATAGGATTGTCACCCATTGGAGCAACGACCAACAAAGGATGATGAATAGACTTTCCAAAAGAAGCTTCTCCAACACATTCCTTTAGATCATCATGCAATTCAACCTTCTCTTCAGAATTGTTTAACGCATTAAATACGCTATCATCACTAAAAAGATCGCCTAATTGCTTATGTATTTCTTGAAGTCTATTCATTGTGATACCTCCTCATCTTCCCAAGGCAAACCCCTAGGGTATTTGCCAAAGGGAGGATTGAAACCAATAGGATAAACATACAGATGATATTGATCTGCGACATTCACCAATTGACACTCAGGAGGGTATAACTCAACCGCCCACCTATCTTTTCCGTTTTCGCATAGAGCATTTTTGATCTGTTGCAAGTCAGTCCAAGAACGAATAGGTTTTCTATCAAGTCTTTTAATAGATAAATATGCCATACCTTTATCTATTAAATCATCATCATAAATTTCGTCAGTCTCCTTTCCAACGTACACATAAACTTGATAAGTATCATTCACAAATACTTTGCCTTTATTCATTCTGTTGTACTCAGCCTTGGCTTGTTCCCAAGTCAAATTAAATACAGGCTTAGATAATTCTTGAATTTCTTTTATCTTTTCCTTAGTTGATTTATTTTGTGGTTTAAAACTCACTTCTATAAATTCATCCAAAGGTTTAATGCTTAAATTATAATCACTCACTTAGACACCTCCAAGATTACTCTGTCACCTTTTAAAGTGAACGTAACAGTATCACCTATCTCTGCTTGAGCCTTGATACCTTTAATAGATATCCTCCTATCTGCTCTAGCATTTTTAGTCCTGTAACATTTGACGACTGTTTTAGTGCCATCCTCAAACTCAGCTTGAAAACTGTGCCAAGAACCACTCAACATATCATCAAAGAATACATCTTGAGTCTTAACAAACTCTCTAACGCTAGCATTAGCATCAATGATATGTTTGTTAATCATTGTTTTGGTTAATTTAATAACCGCTTTAGTGTTGCTCATAGTATTTCCCCCCTTGGTTCTAAAGAGAGAACACTTTCAACCGCACCTTCTAAGTCTCCGTAGATAGTACCTGAACCTGAAGCTAGCCTTCTGTCACAAACTAACCAACCTCCATTATCAAGTAGAGAAATATCAAAATGTATTTCTCTTTTTTCTACAGGACATATAACTGTAATTGTAAATTTAGTTATATTTATATATTTATTACTCATAATTTCCTCCATTGTAAGTAATTGTTAGTAAAACCGATTTCGAGGATTTTTCCTCTCATCAGGCAAAAACACACATTTTTGCTATCAGTTTGTAAGAATTGGCTTTCATAAGTCCATTCTAAGAAAGAAACTAAAGGCAAGCTAACCTAGGACACCTCCTAAATTAGCCTACCTTAGAATCTTTTTATCTGTAGAAATTTGCGGTATCAACGTAAACCACCTCGCCAAAAGGTAAGCTTTCAGCTAAATAGCTTTGTTGAGTAACGCACCACACTACAGGACACTCAGGCTCTTGTTCAGGCTCTACAGTTCCATATCCATCCGTAAAGTAAACAAAGGCTTGAACGTCTTCCACATCATCAGACCATTCATTGAACAGATGAAAAGGAGGGTCAAAGGAAGTTCCACCTCCCCCACGAATCTTGAGTTCTAAATCCTCACCTTGATTCAGTTCGTAAACATCCCACCATTCACCTTGATCATTTTTCACTACTGTAGAAGCACAGTAGCAAACTCTAACCTTGTCCAATCCGCAGTCTTCTGCCATAGCTTGTATCTCACTCGCAAACTGATCTAGTTCGTATTGTGAAACACTTCCGCTAGTATCAACCGCAATAGCAAGTTCTCCTCCTTCAGGATTACGAACCTTGCTAGGTAAGTTGATACCTCTCCACGCATGACGTTTGTTGAGTCTAGACCAAGAGTAGTCATTGCAAGTCAACGACTGTAAGAAGTCATTCAACATATCTTTCCAAGATATAGCTGATTCTTTCTCACTCTCAATGCCACCTTTCATATTAGAAGTACCGCTTCCAAATTGCTCTAGCTTGTCAGCTAGTGAAACTGCTCTTTGAATCTCGCCTTTGAGTTCTTGCATTTCTGCTTCGTTCATTGGCTTGCCTTCTTCGTTAGTAGCATCCCAAACTTCTCCAATTGCGGAAGGAAGATTATCTAAATCAGCGAAAGACCGCGATTGACCATTTTCGTCTTCAGTAGAATATTTTCCTTTACCAGTCAATGATTGATCTTCTCCTTGATCATCAGACTCAGAATCCCCCCCACCTTCGGAGTCTTGCGACTCTTCAGGCTTGTGTTCTTCGTTGTCATTGTTGATCTGATCTACCGCATCTTGCAAGGCATCCTCATCTTTAATCAGATGTTGATACACCTTCTCAGCAGTCCAACCTTTGTACTGATAATCAAGAAGACCGCCTGTAGGCAAAGTCATTCTTAGATCATAGTGAAGGTAGTTATTGATTACATAATCGCAAGCAATATTCCAAACTTTAGGATGTCTACTCCCTCTCCTCAAAGGATGTTCATAGACAACGTGTAAAGCTTCGTGGACAAGTACACCTTGCAGTTCTTCTTCGGTAACACCCTCAACAAAATCAGGAAAGAAATAAATCTTCTTTCCGTCAGTTGCCATAGTGTCACACTTAGAAGAATCGACCTCTACCAAGTCAAGGTGTAGGAGCATACTTGCCATACCTACATTGCCTTGCATTAGCTTTGATCTAGCTTTAATAATCTTTTCTAAACTAGTCATTTTTCTTACCTCCAAAGGCACGTTCTAAGAACCCACCTTTAAGTCCGCCAACAGACTGTTCAAGACCTTCAGCTACTTGCTTACGTTTTGATTCACCTAGTTCTGTGTCATCCCTTAGAGACTCCACAGAGTTGATAGAAGCAAGAACGCTTACAAGTTGTTGATGAGCATCAGAGATAGATTGATCATTGCCTAAGATATCTGAATTAATAGAAGGAAGAGTTTCAACCGCCTGTCTCAATTTCTCGATACTGCTATTGTTGAAGAAACCCTTCTGTTTGTTTTCAGGGTCGTAGGCTTTTAGCTTTTCGGCTAAATGATCTACTTGCGAAACAAGTGCATCAACAGTAGTAACTAAAATGTTCTTAATGTTGGTACTTGCTCTGTTTACTGCATCACTCTCTATCCTCTTTCTAAGTTCATCAGATACATTTAATCTAATATCAGAACCAAAAGTTGGTAGCGGAGACAATTCAAACTGGAAGATAAATTTATCTCTCAGCCTTTGCAAATCCCAATCGTCAGTTGGGTAATCGTCTTCATCAAACGCATCACCTAATCTGTCTTTTGCATTCGCAATGTCTAAAGGTAGTTGCTTGAAAAAACCTTCTACCTCTCTATCCCAAATCACCTTTGCTTGATTCACTTCGTACTGAAGCTTTTCAAGTTGTGAGTTAGGACACAATCGCCAACCACCGCCAACCTTGACTCCGTTATCGTCTGAAGTATCAGACCAAGGCAAAGTAAGAGGATAGTAAAAGTCATTCCTAAACGCATTGATAATACTGCGAAACTCTTTGTTCACATTCCTACCAAAGATATGCTTAGAAACATTTAATAAGTCAGCATTAGAATTAACATCTTCTGCTAGACCATTTTTCAAACTCTTATCTGATTTAATACCACTCGGATGCCCTAGAGCAACACGAACCAAAGTAGCATTTTCAGATAGAGTTGTACTTAGTTTTTTATCCATAATTGAACCTCCATTCAGTTAGATAAAGTTATCTGATTTCATGCTTTCGCAATCATCAGTTGAGATAACACATCTCAATATCAGATAGGCTTGAGGGGAGAAAAAGACTATTTACTAGTAAATAATAAATATTTCTCTCTCCCGCCAAACGGGTCAGACTTCTAAGTCAGAATTTTCTACCTTAAATTCTCCATAGGTAGAAGTATCTTTTAACTCAGGTCTCGCTCCAGTCACAGAACGCACAAAGAAGATTCCAAACTCAGGGGAAGGAAACTTATTTATGAAGTTGAGACTATTCTTAAAATAACTTGTGACGTTGTTGTCATTCGCTTCTTTAATCACAGTCACTAATGCACAGATCGTTGCGTAGCATATGCCCCCATGATCAGGAACATCCACTTCAAGACCTTCGACTATTCGGTCAAGATCAGGCACATCATTTTTGAGAGACAGGAAAGACATAAATTCAATTGAAGCAGTCTCGCCAATATCACATTCACAAATCAATTGCTTCAGATCGTTGGAAGGATTCGTCTTCAAAGTATCAGACAATCTTGTCCATGCTCTCGGTGAAGGCTGAGGAGTTTTGACTTTTGGGTCAAAGACATTCAACCATTCAGGCTGAAAATTAACGTAACCTAATACGTCAGGATGAACATCATTATCCACCGCCCATTTCAACCAATCATCCGTATTGTGTTCAAAGTTAATAATTGAACAACGACCAATCACATGAGAAGGCAGAGCATTACTGCCTGCCCTGTCGGATGATCTGTTACCTGCACAGATAACTTTCCACCCTTCGGGTAAAAGATACTCACCCAATCTTCTCTCATAGATGATCTGTCCTACTATGGCTTGAACACTCGGATGAGCCTGTGCATATTCATCAAAGAATAAAACACCCTCACCACCAATCGGAAGATTACCTAAGAAGGCTCGCTTCTGTTGGTTATCGTCACCAATGTAAGGCAGACCGCCAAGGTCTACGGATTCATAAAGAGATAGCCTAAAGTCAATCCACCCAAACTGCTTTGCAGTTGGATTGATCACATCAGAAACAATCTCTCTATTGTTAGCTAGTTCCTCCGCAAGTTGTTTCACAACCGCAGATTTCCCAACACCTGTTCCTCCTAAGAGGAAAGGGGCATTGCCCCCATTTAATACAGACTTCATTATCTGTAATGCTTTACTAGGATACATAAGAACCTCCATTCTATTATCTAGTTAATGTTGCTTGCACCATGCAAGCACCTATACGAACCCAACCATAGTCAAGTTCGTTTCATAGCATTTCAGCTAATCATCAGTAGGTTTTAATTTGTTTAACTTAGTCAACAAACCTTCAAGAAAAACTTTTCTCTCTTTTGCTTCAGCTACCATTTCGTATGTATAGCTACTATTCTTTCTAAGTGTTCCATCTTTATTTACGTTTAGAAAGATTTCAGGATTTTCGGCAAGACCTCTAATCCTGTTTAAGTCATAAGAAACACTTGAAATAAGTTCTTCCATTTCTTTTTTGGTTAATTCCATAATTTACTCCTATTTTGTTATTACCAAGACTAGGCAATTGCTTGCCTAGTTTCGATTGAATCTCACAATCTCATCAGTTGGCTTTCTCAGGTATGAAGGGAACGACTTCCATTTCATAACCAAGGCTTCCAATTACCTCTACATGGTAAGCATTAAAGGTCTTTGATCTCGTCAGCTTTGCTAACTTCTCAGCAGTATCGCAGACAGGATAAAGAAGGTAATTCCCAAACACATTTTTCCAAACGACTTTAATCTTCATTTGTAACCTCTTCTAGTATCGTGAATATTAGCTATAGCTTTCCTAAATATCTTTTCGTTAAACTTTTCATTATCCTCCTCAAAGATACTACATAAGCTTGATACTAAATCTTGCGACCATATCCTTTTAGGCTCATTAATATCTAAGCTTTCTCCTATTGCTTTCGCAATCTTTTCATAATCTTTTCTAGTCATTTTCTAACCTCCATAGTTAGTTATTAATTATCTGTTTCATCCTTTCGGAATCGTCAGCCAAGGTACACACCTTGATACAGATAGGGGATACTTATTAGGTATCCCCCACATTGATTAGCTATCTAGCCTTTGTCCTCTGAAGTGATTTTCATCTTCTTCAATCAGAGCATTAATATCTTCATTAGCCATATCCATGACATTCTGAAAACCTACGCTTGCTACTCTGTAGATATCTCCGTTAAAGATCATCCTATCGCCTACAGAAGTTGATCTGTATCCAGCATCTCCTTTCAATTCAACAAAGGTAGCGACACTAGAATTATTAGCCCAAGACTCCTCTATGTTTTGAGTCTGTGCATAAGCAAATTCTAAAGCTTCAGTTCCTTCACGCTCTCCCACATTTACAAGACCAACGACTTGAGGTCTTTTGAAAGTTCTATTCCCTTCGTTGTCATGTGTCGTTAAAAATGCAGTATGGATAATGGTTATATAATTTAGTTTCATTGTTTTAATCCTCCACGAATTAAGTTAGTTACTGTTTCTGCTTTCGCTTCATCAGGCAAGGTACACACCTTGCGACAGTTGGAGGACTGCCCCCAAAGTTTCGGAATATGTCTCTTTAATGTTTCGTTCCAATCAGGTATCTCTTCGATAGCTGAACGACATACTCTTCCCCTTTGAGTTTCATGAGTCTTGCTTCTTCGATTAGCTTGCACCTAACCTTTACACTCTCTCACACTAGCCACTTTCTTAGGCGGATTCGGATACGACCTTCACTATATTTGAACCTAATCGTGTCCTACTTCTAGAACCTTCAATTCCTCGTGGAATCGGCAGACCTTTTAAGGAGGGTGACTCGTTTGCTCCGTAGGAGCATGATAACACTATTCATCATCATTGCAAATCATATTAGATAGCAGAATGAGAGCATACCCAAAGATCATTGACTAGTAGATAATAATTAACTGGTAACAGGAGACAAGAACCATGAAAGATAACACAGAGAAACCAAGCTTGAAGATCGTGAAGAAAGACACAGACCTCACCATAAAGCAGAGGGCATTTGTAGACGAGATAATCAGGGGCAAGTTAGGAAGCTATAAGGAAGCCTACGCAAAGGTTTATGACGTAACCCTAACCAAGCAAGGGAAGATACCTAAGTGGGTGGAGGTAGAAGCAAGCAAGCTTGTAGCTAACCCTAAGATAGCACTAAGCTTACATAAGGCTATACAGAGGAAAGAGGATGTTGCAGTTGCTTCATCCCTTCGTACAAGGAATTACGTTCTTGAAAGGCTTATGTCAGAGAGTAAAGAGGCAGATAGTGATGCGACTAGGGTCAGAGCATTAGAATTGTTAGGGAAGACTGTATCGCTCTTTAACGACACCATAGAGATTAAGGAGACAAGGGATAGCAACGACATAGAAGCAGAGATAGAGGAGAAGATCGTAGCCTTACTAAGTAAAGAGGAAGCAGAGTAACCCCCCCTTTTGTCTACAGAATCCACAGAGAGAGGACACCCCGTACCCCCCTTGTGTGTGTACGGCTACCTGACTATCATATATACATAGTGATTCACACATTCATAGCTCTACTTTCATATACCCCCCCTATATATTGCATTTTGCTAGCAAGTTTTCACTAAGTACCCCCCCTTTTATATATAAAGACCTAGGATTCCTGCACCCCATATTATTTTTTTCAAAATAACAGTTGCTTTTTTTGTGAAGGGGGTGCAATATTATAAAATCTGTAGGTATATATACCTAGTACATACCTATTACCCAGTTCCTACCTAATAAGTGCCTACCTTGTATGTACTTAATAAGTTTTTAATTTAAGAAGTACCTACCTTATTGGGTATATACTACATAGTAAGTATGAATAAGAATGTTCTAAGTAAAGTAAAGAATCTATCTCCTGTAGAAAAGCAAGAGTTACTAGTTCTATTAGAAGAATTAGAACAAGCTAAAGGTAGAGAGAAGTGCCACAACGAGTTTATGTCCTTTGTTGGGGAGATGTGGTCGGCTTTTATTCATGGTAAGCACCACGAGATAATGGCTGATGCCTTTGAGAGGGTCGCTAATGGTGATTTAAAGCGTTTAATCATCAATATGCCCCCTAGACATACCAAGAGTGAGTTTGCCTCTTATTTGCTCCCTGCGTGGTTTCTAGGTAAGTACCCAGATAAGAAGATTATCCAGACTGCCCATACTGCTGAGTTAGCGGTTGGCTTTGGTAGGAAGGTTAGGAACTTAGTTAATAGTCCTGACTATAAAGCTATCTTCCCTAATGTTAGCTTGCAATCTGATAGCAAAGCAGCAGGAAGGTGGAATACCAGCCAAGGTGGTGATTATTTTGCGATAGGGGTAGGTGGTGCGGTTACTGGTAAAGGTGCTGACCTCCTAATCATTGACGATCCCCATTCAGAACAAGAAGGTGCGAGTGCCGATATAAACGTATTCAATAGAACATACGAGTGGTACACATCTGGTCCGAGACAGCGTTTACAACCAAATGGTGCAATCGTTGTGGTTATGACTCGATGGCACAATAAAGATTTAACAGGACAAGTGGTTGATGCTAGCATTAAACGTGGTGGTGCAGACCAATGGGAAGTTATAGAACTCCCTGCCATTATGCCTTCAGGTAGTCCTTTGTGGGCTGAGTTCTGGAAAATGGAAGAATTACAGGCTTTGAAAGCCGAGCTACCCAATAGTAAATGGATGGCTCAATATCAACAAGACCCTACTTCAGAAGAGGGTGCATTAGTCAAAAGAGACTGGTGGCAGATTTGGGAAGGGAGAAACCCACCAGATTGCGAGTTTGTTATCCAATCATGGGATACAGCCTTTATGAAGAATCAAAGGGCTGACTTTTCTGCTTGCACTACTTGGGGTGTTTTCTATAAAGAAGACGATGATGGAATGCTAGCACCTAACTTAATGTTGTTAGATGCGTATCAAGAAAGACTAGAGTTTCCTGAGTTAAAGAAGATGGCTATGGAGAAGTACAATGCCTATAAGCCTGATGCTTTTATAGTAGAAGCTAAAGCAGCAGGTATGCCCCTTATCTTTGAGTTAAGGGCAATGGGGATACCCGTACAAGAATACACACCTAGCCGAGGTAATGATAAGATATCAAGAGTAAATGCAGTATCTGATCTATTTGCTTCAGGAGTAGTTTGGGCTCCAGAAACTAGATGGGCAGAAGAAACCATAGAACAGTTTGCTGGTTTTCCTAATATGGAACATGATGATTTAGTTGATAGCACTACGCAAGCTCTGTTAAGATTCAGACAAGGTGGTTTTGTTTCATTGCATTCTGACGAAGAAGAAGAACCTTTGGAGCATAATCGTACTGCAAATTATTATTAGGATATTAAATGGCAATAGAAAGACAACCCGCTACACCTGTAGATGGTCTTATTGAACAAGACCCAGAGGAAGCAGATATAACTATAGCAATAGAAGACCCTGAGTCAGTAGCTATTGAGACTGAAGATGGGGGCATGATTATAGATTTTGATCCTAATGCTATGGAAGTAGGAGATCAAGGATTTGATTCTAACCTAGCAGACTTCATGGATGATGATATTCTAATGGAATTAGGTAACGAACTAGTTAGTGCATATAACGGAGACAAAGACTCTCGTGCTGATTGGGAAGAAACTTATACTAAAGGACTAGATCAACTAGGATTAAAGATAGAAGAAAGAACACAACCTTGGGCTGGTGCTTGTGGAGTATTTCACCCAATGCTCTCAGAAGCCGTTATTCGTTTCCAGTCACAATCAATTACGGAAATGTTTCCAGCTCAAGGACCTGTGAGAACTAAGATTGTTGGCAAGATAACTGACGAAAAAACAAAACAAGCACAGAGAGTACAAGACTACTTAAATTATTTACTGACACATCAAATGTCAGAGTACAGAACTGAAACAGAAAAGATGTTGTTTTCATTACCTCTTGCTGGTTCAGCTTTTCGTAAAGTTTACTTTGATCCTAGCTTAGACAGACCAAGTTCTATATTTGTACCAGCAGAAGATGTTGTAGTTAATTATGGTGCTAGTGATTTAGAAACTTGTGAACGTGCTACCCATGTAATGCGTAAGTCTTCTAATGCTATTAGAAAAATGCAGGTCAATGGATTTTATAGAGATATAGAACTACCTGCTGGATCACAGAATACATCTGATATAACTAAAAAGTATAACGATATAACAGGTGAACAAGATACTTATAGCTACGATCAGAGCCATACCATATTAGAAATGCAAGTAGATTTAGACCTAGAAGGGTTTGAAGATACTAATGGTCAAGGTGAGCAAACAGGTATAGCTATACCCTATGTTGTAACAATAGATTATCCAAGTGGAATTATATTAAGTATTCGTAGAAACTATTACGAAGATGATGCAAACAAAATTAGAAGAATGCACTTTGTTCATTATCAATACCTACCAGGTTTAGGATTTTATGGATTTGGTTTAATACATATGGTTGGTGGTTTAGCTAAATCAGCCACATCTATCCTTAGACAACTTGTAGATGCAGGAACATTATCTAATCTCCCTGGTGGATTAAAAGCTAGAGGACTCAGAATTAAAGGTGACGATACTCCTATAATGCCTGGAGAGTTTAGAGATGTGGATGTCCCAGGTGGTGCTATAAGAGACAATATTACTTTCTTACCATACAAAGAACCATCAGGAACTCTATATCAACTTTTACAAAACATAGTTGAAGAAGGTAGAAGATTTGCCAGCATATCTGATATGAAGATATCAGACATGAACAACCAAGCACCTGTAGGTACTACACTTGCTTTACTGGAACGTAATCAAAAAGTTATGAGTGCAGTACAAGCTAGACTTCATGCTTCTATGAGAAAAGAGTTTGATATTTTAGTAGGTATAGTTAAAGACTTTACAGAACCTGCATATCCATACGAAATGGATGAAGAAGAATTTATTAAGGGTTCAGACTTTGATAATAGAGTAGACATACTGCCTGTATCTGATCCTAATGCAGCAACAATGGCTCAAAGAATTATGCAGTATCAAGCTGCAATGCAATTGGCACAATCATCTCCTGAGATGTATAACTTGCCAGAACTACACAGACAAATGCTTGAAGTGTTAGGTATAGAAGATGTAGATGCTATTGTTCCTGATACAGATGATATTAAAGCAGTTGATCCTGTAACAGCAGTACAAAACCTAATTAATGGTAAACCTGTTAAAGCGTTTATGGAACAAGACCATGAAGCTCATATTGCTACAATGCTTTCTACTCAACAAAATCCTGAAATAATGAAGATAGTACAACAGAGTCCTAAAGCACCTGTAATACTTGCAGCAGCTTCTGATTATGTAAATCAACATTTAACCATGCAATTTAGAAAACAAATTGAACAAGAAATGGGTGTAGAGTTACCACCAGAAGGTGAACCTTTACCAGCAGATGTTGAAAAACGTATATCAGCCCTTGTAGCTGAAGCAGCACAAAGAGTTCTTGGTACATCACAACAAAGAGCTGAACAGGAAAGAATTGAACAACAAAGGCAAGACCCACTTATTCAAATGAAAGAAAGAGAAGTGGCTATTAAAGAAGGTGAACTTCAACGTAAAGCACAAGAAGGTCAAGCTAAATTAGAACTAGAAGCAGCTAAAGCAGCTAGTAGAGATGAAATAGAACGTGAAAGGATATCTACACAAGCAGAAATAGCTGGAGCTAGAATAGGTCAGCAAACTGCTAGCGATCTGCTAGAAAATGCTCAAGATGATAAAAAACAAGCTTTAGAAGAATATAAGCTTGGTCTTGACATGGCTAAAGATATAGTGAAAGATATCACTACGAATGAATAATGATATCACACAGCTATCACTTTCAGAACATCTGAAGATAAAGCTGCGTGGTATGATGAATGAACACGCTGATCATATAGCTTCTGGAGCTTGTAAGAACTTTGACGAGTATCAGAAGATGACTGGTGTTATCGAGGGTTTAGCCCTTGCAGAGCGAGAACTTTTAGATTATGTCGAAAAGGTTCTTACAGAATAGGAACTCGACTCCTTAAGTCGTGCAAATAATATGAGTAAAGCAGAAGTAAAAATACCAGAACCAGAAAGCGTAAAAGCACCTGATATAAGCAAAGAAACTAAGTCTCAGTTACCAGAACCCGCAGGTTGGAGAATATTAGTAGCTATGCCTAAAGCAGAAGAAAAAACTGATGGTGGTATTGTTAAAGCATCTCAAACTATTAGAGATGAAGAAGTAAGTAACATTTGCGGATATGTTATGAAGCTTGGACCTGAATGCTATAACGACACCAAAAGATTTCCGAGTGGACCTTGGTGTAAAGTTGGTGATTGGGTAGTCTTTCGTGGTTACTCAGGCACTCGCATGAAAATGTATGGACAAGAGTTTCGTTTAATTAATGACGATACTGTGGAAGCAGTAGTTGATGATCCTACAGGAGTAGTTAGAGCATGAGTGATACCGAAATAATAAACGAAGAACCAAATATTCCAGAAACTGTTCCTCAATCAACAGAGGATAAATTTTTTGGTAAACAAACAGAAATAGACAGCCAAATACCTGAAGGATTAGAAGTAGAGGTTGTTGATGATACTCCAGAAGAAGATCGCAGACCTGCTAAAGCAGAAGATACTTCACCAGATATAGATGATGAAACTGTAGATAAAGAAATTTCTGATTACAGTAAAAGAGCTGGTGAAAGAATAGCTAAAATTAAATACGAGTATCACGAAGAACGTAGAGCTAAAGAAGCAGCATCTAGAGAGTCTGCTGAAGCTGTACAAAGACTACAGACACTTATGGCTGAAAACCAAAGACTACAAGCTATGGTAGATCAAGGTGGAGAAGTCTTAAATAAACAAGCACACAACAATGCTTTATGGGCTAAACAAAATGCACAAGAAGCATTTAAAAAAGCTTACGAAGAAGGTAATGCTGATGAAATGACAAAAGCACAAGAGTTATTGTCAAAAGCTACATTAGCTGAACAACAATCAGCTAATATGGCTGCAACTCTTCAACAACAAATAGCACAGAATTTACCGCAGCCTCAAATACAAGCTGCACAACCTGATCCTGATATGCAAGCATGGGCACAAAAAAATCCTTGGTTTATGGGTAGTGAACCTGTACATAAAGAGATGACATCCTATGCAATGTATGTAGATCAGAGTTTACAAGCACAAGGCATAGACCCTGCTAGTAAATCACAAGAATATTACAATGAAGTTGATAACGCTATGCGTAAACAATTTCCAACTTTTTTCGGTGCAACTCCAGAGGTAGAAATATCTCAAGAAGAAGCACCAAAACGACAACCATCAACAGTTGTTGCATCCGCAACGAGGGATAGCGGAAACAAAAAACCCACGCAAATACGTCTTACTCAGACTCAAGTTAAGCTAGCTCGCCAACTTGGTATTAGTCCAGAGCAATACGCAAATCAATTATTGAAGGAGGCTTAAATGTCAGAAGAAAATAATAACACTAATGAAGTGGAGGCAGTTTCTACTGATACTCCTGTAGACCAAGAGCGTACCCCGAGGGGAACAGAAAGCCGAGAGGCTACCCAACACACACAAGATTGGGAAAATGTGTCAAACCTACCTACACCTAATCCACAAGAAGGCTGGGTATTTAGGTATATTAGAACTGCCCTTTTAGGACAATCTGATAACCCTAATGTATCAAGACGCTTTCGAGAGGGATGGATACCATGTGAACTGCAAGATCATCCTGAATTGCAAATTCATATGATGGATCATAACTCAGAGTGGGCAAAGAAAGGTAATATAGAAATAGGTGGACAATTATTGTGCAAGATGCCAGCAGAAAAAGCGAAAGCTAGAGATGAACACTTTGCTAATATAGCTCAGTCTCAACTCGAGTCTGTTGATAACGTGTACTTTAAAGATCAGGATGGGAGAATGGCGACCAAACAAGTGTTTGAGCGTAATTCAAAAACAACTTTTGGCAAAGATTCTTAGGAGTCTTTAATAATTAATTTAATATAAGGAGACAATTATGTCGTCAAGTGCAACTCCTCACGGAGCTAGACCTGTTGGAACAATTGTTGGAAGCCCTTATCAAGGAAAAGTTACTCATTACAAAATTAAAAATGCCTTTGGCACATCCATATTTTATGGTGATTTTGTAAAATGGGCAGACGATAATCCTAATACTACTATCCAAAAGGATACTGGTACTACGGCTTGTACACCTATTGGTGTTTTTCTTGGTTGTGCTTACACAGACCCAACAACTGGTCAATTCACACCAAATCAATATTTCCCAGCTTCAACTGCTGCGGATGATATTGTTGCGTATGTTGCTACAGACCCTTTTATACTTATGCAGATGCAATCAGATGAAGCTCTTACTCAAGATGATCTTGGTAAAAACTTTGCGGTTGTACAAACTGCTGGAAGTACAACAATCGGTACAAGCAAAAACGCAGTAGACGGGAGCACAGCAGCTACCACTAACACACTACCTCTAAAACTCGTTGACTTTGTTGATGGTCCAGATAGTGCTATAGGTGATAGTTATACTGATGTGCTTGTTATGTTTAACGTAGGGCATCAATTGCTCAACACAACAGGTATTGGTTAAGGAGTACAATTATGGCAGCTATATCAAGAGCTAATGAGCTTAAGCAGCTTCTTCCAGGACTTAATGCCCTGTTTGGAGAGGAATATAATAACTACGAGAATGAGCATGAAGAAATTTATGTAACTGAGAATTCTGAAAGATCGTTTGAAGAAGAACTCAAGTTATCAGGTTTCGGAGCTGCTCCAGTAAAAGATGAAGGTTCAGCTATCAATTATGATACTGCACAAGAGTCTTTTGTAGCTCGTTACACACACGAAACAATAGCTATGGGCTATTCAATCACAGAAGAAGCAATGGAGGATAACCTCTATGTTTCTCTCTCTGGTAGATATACTAAAGCTTTGGCTCGTGCAATGGCTTACACAAAACAAGTGAAAGCAGCGTTTCCATTAAATAATGGATTCTCTACAACTTTCTCTTCAGGTGATGGTGTTGCTTTATTTAGCACAGCTCACCCACTTGTAAGTGGTGGAACTAACAGCAATAGACCTTCTTCAGGTGCTGACTTGAATGAAACATCTCTCGAGGATGCAATTATTCAAATCGGTAAATATACTGATGAAAGAGGTCTTAAAATTGCAGCTAGACCAAGAAAACTAATAGTACCATCTGATCTTCAGTTTGTTGCTACTAGACTATTGCAAAGTGACTACAGAGTCGGTACTGCTGACAATGACATCAATGCAATCAAAACTAATGGAGTGATTCCAGAAGGTTACTCAGTTAATCATTATTTAACTGATACTAATGCTTTCTTTATCACTACTGATGTTCCTGATGGCATGAAGCATTTCGTCAGAAGTCCAATGACTACATCTATGGATGGTGACTTTGATACTGGTAATGTTAGATACAAAGCTAGAGAAAGATATTCCTTTGGAGTATCTGATCCACTAGGTATCTTTGGATCACCAGGTAGTTCGTAAGAACTTTAAGAGGGAGGCTCATTACGGGTCTCCCTTTTTTTTATCTAGGGATTTTTAATTTGTCTATCAACTGACCTAGCAGACTTGCCAAGATGATAGATGTTTTCCTTTAGGAGGAATTATGGCTAATACAACTTTTAATGGACCAGTAAGGTCTGAAGGCGGTTTTAAAACTGTCGATAAAAATTCAACCACAGGTGCAATTACTGACGGACTAGTAATTAACTCTGATGGTAATGTCTATACTGATAGCGGTGGACATATTCAATATGCTGCTGCAACAGGTTATGGACCAGCAGATTTAATAATAGGTAAAGGCGGTAGTCAATATGGTACTGCTGACCCTTATTCAGAAAGTGCAACACAACTTTTCCCTTTAGGGTCAACACTTGTTTACGGAAACAATGTTTATCGTTATGTTGAAATAGGTGGAACTGCGGTAACAGCAGGTAAACTTTTACAACACGCAGCTATAGTTTCTGACCACACTAATATGACAGCAACAGCAGCAGTTGCAGCAGGTGAAACTGCTATTTCTGTAGAAACAAACGGAACTGACTTAACATTAAACCAATATGCAGATGGCTACCTTTGGGTAAATGATGTAAATGGTGAAGGTCAAATGCTTAGAGTTAAATCTAACCCAGCACACGATCACTCGTCAGACCCTTCTGTTGTTATTACTTGTTATGACGACCTTAAAACAGCTTTGACAACAAGCTCACAGCTATCTCTTATAGAGAATCCAAACACTAACCTTATTGTAGCTCCAGCTACAGAAACAGGTGCGTTGATGGGTGCTACTGTTATTGATATGACAGCTGACTACTATGGTTGGGCTGTAATTAAAGGACCAGCAGCTTTATTGACTGTAGGAACTTTAGTTGTAGGCAATGCAGCAGTTCGTTCAGGTGGTACAGCAGGTGGTGTAGCTCCAGCAACAGATAACGTGTTACAAGAAGTTGGTGATGTAATGGCTGTGTCAGCAAATACAGAATACTCACTAATTAACATGAATCTAGGTTAAGGAGTAAAAAATGGCAGATGCAGTAACTACTCAAACCATCATAGATGGTGAGAGAAACTGTATTATGAAATTTACCAATGTCAGCGATGGTAGTGGCGAATCCGCAGTAGCTAAAGTAGATGTATCTGCTTTATCTGCTAACTCAGCAGGTGTATCTTGTTCTGAAGTTAGAGTATTGCGAGTAAGCCATGCCATTGTTGGTATGTCTGTTCAAATGTTTTTAAATGCTACATCTAATGTTCTACTTATGGAACTAGCAGAAAGTAGTAATGGACACATGGATTTTACAGATTTTGGTGGGCTTCCTAATAATGCAGGTAGTGGTAAAAATGGAGACATTTTATTTACCACAAAAGGTCATTCTTCAGGAGACACTTATTCCATTACATTAGAAATGGTTAAAGTGTATTCTGATTAATAGGAGCTAATTAT